AATAAAAAAAATAAAAAAATAAAAAATATTAATTATAAAAAAGAAAAAAATGTAGATAACTGTAAATATGATAAATCGGATTATTGGTTCAGTATACTATCTAAACCGACTCAAATACAAAATTGGACCTACAAAATGTTCTCAAATACAATCTACTATAACTTAATAAAGAAAAAGAAAATAAAGATAATTAACGACAAAATCATTGACAAAGATTATTCTATTACTAAAATTGACGAGAAGAGAAAATTCAAGTATGACTACTATTATACTAATTATAAACAAACCAACAAACCTAATTCAATCATTATTCTCAGTGATAAGTCCGTCCTTGAATTAGAAGATAAAGAATTTAAGAATAAATTGATAGATAAATTTCCTGATTATATATTAATACAAAAATCGAATATTAAATCCTTTCATGATGATGAATTAATATTTTCTATCGCTCTACAATCTTATGTTTTATATAACACAAACCCTTTATTATGGAAAATCTTAAAATACGATAATACTATGGATACTCTACTACGTTTCGCTAATTGTTCAGTAAAATTCGTCTTAAAAGAAATACTTACTGAATTTGAAAATATATGTAAACAATTAGCTATCACTGAATTACTTGGGTTTGAAACAATGTTTGGATTTACTACCACAGAACAAAAAAATCAGAGAATATCGTTAGAAGATGATGTAAAAGATCTTGTTTCACTAAAGGACTATGAAAAACAAAAAATAAATGATGATATATACGATATGATAATCTTTGATTATGATGAATCACTAGGTGTAGTAAGAAAATCAGTTGACGATATACTCAATAAGAATTATTTAAGAGAATTAGACATAAGTGACTATAACGCTACAATTAACTTTTATACTGATGGGTCTTCTGGTAAAAACAAAGTCGGAGTATATGAGTACACAAAAACCAGAAGTATTGACGATGTACTAAACAAAGAAAAATATAAATCTATTACTAAGACTGAACTAATGAATTGTTATGGACAGATTGAATCAAAAGATGGGATTGATTATGTTTATAAAAAATCTGAAAGATTAAAAATAAGAATAATTTTCGCTGGAAATTTGAATACATACTACCCAATGTCAAGATTAACTAACATAATCATAAAATCCATGTCTAACCAATTAAGTATATATCCATTAATTAACTATGATAAACGCAACTTATTCTCTAAAATCGGTTCTTTTTATATGAACAAAAATCTATTATCAGTAATATCTAATAAAGAACCTGAGTATATCTTTTTATCTGTTGATTTCTCTTCTTTCGATCATGATATTAAATTTGAAACAATTACGAAAATCTTAAGAAAACTAATAACTAAAATTGGATTATATGTGAACAATGATATAAGATTACAAATGATTAATGATATAGAATATATTGAAAGATATAATACTAAAGTTTTATTTGATAAAAAAGAATTTGAATACCATGATGGTATGTTATCAGGTTGGAAAGTTACAAACTCGATAGAATCAATTTTAAATGTGTATTTTTGCTCATTATGCATTAAAGATATGAGTGAATTCGTAGATCACATCTTTACTTCAGGCATGGGGGACGATAATTCTACCATACTAAAGAGAAAAAAACTAAACAATGAAGATAGTGCCGAAGTAATAAATAAAAAATATAAATCTTTAATTGAATCGTATGGTTTCACTTATAATGAGAAAAAATCCTATCCTTCCTATTTCATATTTGAATGGTTAAAACAAATCTTCTCCGCTGATGAAATGAAAGATTACGGATTCCGTGCTTGGTGTAGCATCATGTTTAGACAACCAACTTCTACTATAACTTCCATCAATCTTAATGAGTTAATGATGCTAGCAAGCAGTATTTATGAAGTTTCTCCATCGAATATAAGATTAAAAGACTGTATAAGGACTGTTTTACTTACTTCTAAAGTTTACTCTTATAGAACAAATGTTGAAAAAATCATCAATGGAGATTTTGAAATCAAAAATAATACGAAATATATCTATAAAATAAATATTGATGTTAAAAATACAAAAATCTATAATGTTTTAAAGAGTATTATAC